ATGCGATAAGATTGTCACTGGTATTCTTGGGCTAGGCGTCGACGATTTACCCGACGCCCAGTGGATGGATTACTATCATGACGATATGTCCCCATTCGACGCGGTCGACACCGCTAACATAGATTACTGGGACGGGCAATTACCGCTTTAATCCTATCACTAACAGGGGGGCATAAGCCCCCCTGTTCTTTTGCCCAAAATTTCCTTCGGAAATTTTGGTACAAGGCCGCAGGCCGCAGAGCGAGGTCGCAGGTCGCAGGAAATAAAAGCCTTTATCTTTATCTAAAAATTTGATAAGATGAGATAAGCCCAGTCCCCCTGGGCGACACTACCCAAAATGGGTAACATTAGAAGGAGATAAAATAATGTTAGATAGTTCAACCTTAACCATGGCAAGGAAGCTAGCCAGTGCAGTCTGCGAGGCTAGAAACCTAGCAGAAGAGTTATCACAGGATCTACACTGCGATAGCATGGAAGCAAAAAACCAGCACGTTTCAGAAGCTATGGAAAATCTGGCAGAACAGATTGCCGAATGGGCAGAAGAGTTAGCCCATATCGAAGGCCAAGCCGATGATTTAATTCAGCCATATGATAAGGAGATTGCATAATGGAATCATCATCACTATCAATTCATACCGACGGTAACGACGTTACTATTTCAACCGAATGGTTAAACAGGCATGCACAAACAAGGAAGAGGCTGTTAATCATAAAGACAGAAAACCATGAGGTGACATTCTTCATGGATGAGGATGACAAAATCCTGTTAGACATCGGAAGAGATTAGAGAGTTATCTCCCAGAGCAAGGCCGGGTCATCCCGGCCTTGTTTTGTTTGGCCTTTATATATCAGAGCGAGGCCGCAGGCCGCAGGTCGTAAAGGGTCGCAGGATTAGATAAAGCTTGCAGTTTGTTTAAAGATTAGATAAAATAAGATAAACCATAGAATAGGAGATTTTAATAATGGTTGCTATATTATCAAAACCAAAAAAGATGCCGGGCGATAGCTTCAATATAAGCGCGTTCGGTTGTGTTACTGGCCAGAAGCTGGCCAAAATTCCGGGCAGTGTTTGTCACGATTGCTATGCTATGAAAGGGGCTTACCCGTGGCCAGTAGTACAAAACGCAATGCAGGCCAGACTAGATTTTTTAAACTCTGATAATTTTGTGCAGGACATGGCCGCGCTTCTGAATAAATCGCGCAATGATACAATGCGCTGGTTCGATAGCGGTGACGTGCGGAGCGTGGCGCATTGCCTAAAAATAATAGCGGTTGCCAAGTTAACACCGAACAAAAAACACTGGATACCTACAAAAGAGCGCAAGTTATGGCAGGAAGCTTTAAAGATGGATAGCCTGCCAGGCAATGCCGTTGTTCGTTACAGCGCGACCATGGTTGATGATGCCCCGCCTGAGTCCTGGCAAAATTCCAGCGCGGTCGTCACGGATATTCACAAGGCCGTAGGCAAGCTTTGCGAGGCATACCGCACAAAGAAAAACGGTGACATGATCGCCCATGACGAATACAAGGCCGCAAAAAAGGAAAAACAATTGGGCAAGCTGGGTCTAGGCTATTGCGGCAAGTGCCGTGCCTGCTGGTCGCCTGCCGTCAAAACAGTATCATACCCGAAACACTAAACAAAAAGGGGCAGTGCCTTGACGCGCTGCCCTTTCCATCTATAATTTTACTATGCAATATATCTCCTACAACTTAGAGGCGCAGGCGCAGGTCGCAGGCGTCTCTCTTTTTCTACATAGACCAGAGGTCGCAGGCCGCAGGTCGCAGGTTCAAGGCGCAAGCTTTTAGATCCCCAGAGAATAAGGCCGCAGGTCGCAGGTCATCGAACCCCGAACCTTGGATCTTGGCCGCTAATCCACCCTCAAATAAAAATGCAAGCCTCTCCGTGGGGCTGTAACAAAGAAAAAAACTTACACCACCACACCGCGAATGGCTGGTATGCCATGCTATTTGTGATGGCCTTAGATATATTCGATTACTTTTTATTATTTTTAATTCTACCCAGACAGGCACACCATCTATACACAGATAGCAGTCCGGCATCCCCTCAGATACGCGGTTTTCAATCCGTTGGCTATGTGTCTTCTTCGGTAGGTGTTGCCTCAATGAGTTCCAGATTTTCGTCTCTGTTGTCTGTTGGCGTGACATTCTTTATCTCCCCCTCGATAAATGCATTCGGATAAGATTTACGCAGTTCTGCCAGCCGTGCCACAATGTCTTGCTTGCTCATATTATCAAGCTGATGGACATGGGTTGCCTCGCGCCTGTCTATTGTCAGTCCGCCAAGGGCAGACCGTATTTTCTCAGCGTTGATAGCGGCAGAGAATTGCCCTGCATCTTCTGCGCCTCTGGATAATTCATCCAGTCTTTTAAGCTGATTGATAAGGGTGACGCCATATTTTCTCTCAGCCTCTTGCCGTAGTTCCTTTATGAGTTCCACCACTTCTGGGAAATCATGGCCGTTGAGAAGCTTTGAAGCCTGAACATTGGCAGATTTATCTGCATAGCCAGCCTTTCGCGCACACTCCGCGTTGCTATATCTTCCTTCGACATAATACTTGGCAAAAGTTCTTTGCCGTTCCGTCAGTCCTGCTGGCCTGCCTACCTTGCCAGTAGTGTTTTCTATGGGTTTAGTGTTTTTATTTTCCAAAACTCGTCTCCGTGCGGTATTAAAAGTGTCTTACTGTCTTGTAAGTGTCTCGTCTGTAACCGTTGCTGGAAGCCAAACAAGACACTTAAGACACTAAGACACCTATTTTCGATTTTTTTTTTCAAATCATTTAAGGGCAGAAAAAACATTATAGAAAGTGTATTTTGTTGTTGACTATTAGATATAGTTAGATATATGGTTATATGGAATCATGAGTAATTATATCGGAGGATATAGGAAATGACAACAGAATCGCAGAAAGTTCAGGACATAGGTTCGTGGATCGAGGACGGAGATTATCGGGTGGTTAATCATCATTCTATTTTCTTGTTCTATCCACAGAATGACGAGGCTTTACAGAACCTGATTGATAACACCGATGACGAGGCACAGTTTTTGGGTAATGCCTTGGTCGTTGAACATGGGTTTGTATCGCAGTTGGTAGAGTTATTAAACAACGATGGCTGGAGGGTCGTGTAATGGAAGTAAATAAAAGCTTTAAGCAGATACAGAAAAGACGCATGGTTCTGGATGTTGTCAATACAAACAGTGGCATTCCAGATCTTCGAGACGTGACGACAGGGGTATTCTATTTTGGGGATGGTCAGTTTGTCTTGAAAGACATCACCATCAAATCAGGTGACGTTGAAGAGTACTGCACAGAAATTTCTATGATGGGTAGGACGTTTATCGTCACGCAGTCGATAGAGTTTATTAACGAGTTTTTATTTGGGGAGGACGAATAATGGGCACAAGAGCGGTTTATTTTTTCGAGGATGATAGCGGTATGTATGGTGTTTATAAACACTATGACGGCTATCCGCAGGGTGCGGCACATCACATCGAGGCGGCCAAGGACTGGGCATGGAAGTTTCCAAGGTTCGAGGCTGACGAATTTGCGTCCGCGTTTGTTGCCGCCAACAAGAACAAGAAGGGTGGCGAGATAAGGCTGATACCATTGTTTGAGCACGCATCGACACGGCAAGTAATGGAAGACTTTAACTGGTGCGATTATTACTATCGCATTTCCTATGACAGTTATGTCGGGGATCTGGTGGTTCATATCTTTGAAAGTTTTTGGGAGGAAGCCGTACAGGATAACGTGTGGAAGCTGATAAACTATATGCCGCATCGGCAGATGTTACGCGCATATGCGGAGGCAAGCTGATGGGCAAGATAACACCGACACAAGTTGAAGCATGGCTGGGCAGTGACACACTGCCTAGCGAGATACACGAAATTCTGGCTGAGTTAGCTAATGGTGAGTATGACCAGAAGCAGTTGGCCGCAGACATCAAAGCCTATGGGTGGGATGAAGAAGATGACTAGAAAATATAAACCTGTAGAGGGTTGCGAAGAGTGTGAATACTGGGGCGAAGCCTGTGCAGAATGTATGCTGTATGGCGAGGCAGAGTTAATCAAGCCAAAGACATACGCCATTCGCGATAAGAGCAATGGGTCTTTTTATCCCCGAATGCGGCTGGACGACATACTGGAAGAGATAAACCGCGACAGGTCAGAGGGCTGGACGGACTATGATGAGACCGATTGGCGTGAAGGGCTGGAGCAATTTACAGAATGGGAGTTGATTGAAGATGGGCAAGCTTAAACAGTTAATGATTGAAGAGATGGACATGGCGGTGGACACTGTGTTTGCCAGCAATGGGGTGACGTTTACAAAGCATTGCACCGACCATCTGGGCTGGGGTGAGATACCGCATTTCATTGCCAGACTGCGTGACTATTACAAACTGCTAGACCGCGAGATTATCGAGGTCAATAGCTATCACAATTCTGGCTGGGATTTTCTGTCCGATGCACAGGCCAAGCCAGCAGAGAACGGCATCGAGATTAAGTGGAGGGAAAGTAATGTCCAGAGAATTTAAATCAGCAGACGAAGTGATAAAGATACTGCGGCAAGCAGACGTGGAGATTGCCAGCTATAACAGGGACGAAGGTGTTCTGTGGCTGACCATCCCTGTCGATGACCCAGTCGAGGATATTGTATTGGATGATTTTGAGCGTGGGTTTATCACTGCCTTTTGCATAGAGATAAACGACAAGCTTCGGACTGACTATGCAAATAATTTATTTGACGAGTACCCAGACGATGACTGGTCGGAAAAGTATTGCCGCGTCCCACCGAACGAAGGTGCAGATGAAAAGATGTTTGATATCAATTACGGCTTCATCGAAGACAGGGGCAGTTACAGGTTCTGGGCTACGGCCTATCCAGTGGTGGATTGTGGTGAAGTAACAAAGACAGATGGTTCAAGATATGTGAGGATAGTGTAATGAAAAAAAGAACGATTGAACTTGATGAAGGGCAGATTGCAATCATCTGGTCATTGGAAGATGTGCTGATGGAGTGTGATTGGCTGACTGATGAGCAGGGTCTTGATATCCTGCATGACCTTGAGCATAGCCATGATGCCACCATTGGCATTAACTGGGAGGTGATCCGCGACAGCGCAGAAACTAAATATCCAGAGCCGGAGAATGAAGATGAGTGAATTTGACCCCAATAAAACATATACAGTAGGTGTATGGGATATGACATTCTATGTTTATGATGACGAGGCGGATGATTATGTTCGCAATGAGGATGGTAGTGTAAAGAAGTTCCAAGCACCTAACATCGACTACTCGTACATGGGTGATGGCCTAGATGTAGATGACCTAGAGGAGAATTGATGTGCCTAAGTATAAAGTAATGGCAACAGAATATGTATTCAAAGACGCATTTATTGAGGCAAAGGATGCAGAGGAAGCATACGAAAAAGCACAGGCAGATAACGTAGATTGGACTACAGTCGGTGGTGATTTTGAAATCCATGAAGACATGACATTTGAGGAGGTAGACGATGCATAGATATCATGTTTGGACTGACACAGAGTTTTGGAACGAAGACCCAGAGGTAAGTCGTGCTGAATTTCTTGGACTGTTTAATGACGTTGAAGACATCATTGATTGCGTGAAGCGTCATGTCGAAAAGAAAGTACAAGGATCAAAGCAAAGCTACGCAGTTGTCACGATGGGGGATATGTCCCCAGCAGGGTTAATGGCGACAGGCGGGTGTGATCCAGAGGACGAAGAGGTCGGATGGATCGGACGCTACACCCCAGAAGAGGCTGAAAAACTGATGCCTGAGTGGAAGAAAGAGTACGAGGAGGAATTAAAGAATGGGTGTTGGATCGATACGGTATATGATGAGCATCCAGACGTGGGGATACTTGTTGAAGACATCAATGTCTGGGACGTGGAGGCTAATACTTGGCGGCATTTTTGTGATGGCGATGAGGACTATGATTTGTGGCGCAAGTGCCTGACCAAACCTGTCAAAAATCTGTATGATGAGTCAGCGTTGCCTTTGCCGAAGGGAGTGCAGGATGCCTAAAATATACATCACATGGCAATGGGAAGAAGCCTTCGACAAGTTTGGGTTCGGGGATGGCGATGGCTGGAACGGAACGCATGAGGTTGAAGGTGAGATTGAAAGCCTTGGCTATACCTGCGAGACAGAAAGCTGGGGCTGTCACAACTACATGATCTTCGACATCAAGAAGGACGGCAAGTCCATCTTGTTCCCTGAGAAGAACGACACAGGCGTGGATTTGGATGACTGGTTGCCGGAGGTAGAACAAAGGATCAAGGATCGAGGTGCAACGCGCAATGACGTTGAACCATTGGGCTATGAGCCAGCGCGTAATTACTTGCCAGACGATATCATCGAACATCTGGACAAGGTATTCAATGAAGAATGGGAGGATGATTACTATGGCTAGTTCAAGTTTCAACTGCCCAAGATGTAATAGCGTCAACAGTATCGTCAAGGATTCGCGGTACAGGGAGAATGGTTATGATGGTGAGATATATAAAAGCAGACGAAGAGAATGTCAGGACTGTGGGTGCAGATACTCGACTATGGAGGTAATAATGAAAGGCGATACAACTGACCAAGACATCGAAGCTTGGAACAATTTAGGCAAGGGCGTGAAGGTTGATAAGTCTGGCTGTGTGATAGAAAAAAACATACCCATTCCAGAAGCCATTCCCTCTTCCAAATGGACATTCACAGAAGCGATGGAAGTTGGTGATAGTTTTGTTGTTGATGATCGAGACAGGGGTCAGGCCAGCAGTTATATGCGTTGCAAAAAGATGAAGGTGGTGACACGCAAGCTTTCAGATGGGAGGGCTAGGATATGGAGAGCAAGCTAAAGAAAGCAGGGGACATGACAGTCGAAGAGTTCAGGGCACATCTCGAACAGAAGAAAGATGAATTGCTGCAATTTGATAAGTACCGTGTCGGTCAGAGACGTGTAACGCGGACACAACAGGGCTACACCCGTGCCGCAATGAGACGGAGCAAGGGCGGCAAGTGGGGGTATGGCGGTGAGTATGTATAGAGAGATAAACCCCGTGGTAAGGGCAACAGGCATCCCGATACGGCAAGCCATCCGCCAGGAATCTATGCGGCTGGAAGATATCGAGTGGGATACAGGGGTCAGGCCAAGCGATGGATGGCTAAAGTTCTTGGAAGCCGAAGCAGAGCGTGGCGTGACTATACATTACAACGGACTGGAGGAAGTTTCGTGAAAACCATGACAAGCCATCGAAACAAAGCTTCGAGGTTCAAGGTGCTAGTAGCAGTGGAGTGCATCAAAGAATACACAGTGATGGCGATTGATAAAGAAGAGGCAGAAGAGATAGCATTGGGCAGGGCAACGCAAAAGAGCAAGTTGTTACAGCAAAGAGACTACATCATTGGTGATGTTGAGGTCGCATTGATAGAGGAAATAAAAAAATGAATGAAGCTGAAGAGAGACGAAGGGCTGAGAAGGCTGGCGATATGTTGTCGACCATGCTTGAGAATTTTGAGGACATGGGGCTTGACCCAGATTACGTGGCCTATTTGCTGTTGTCCGCAGGTCTTAGTATGGCGGTGATGAACAACAGGACTTCCCCTGTGGTGGTTAATCAGTTGCTAGCATCAGCCATGATGATAACAAATAGAAATGTGTTGGAAGAAGAGGGAGACGATGAAGATGAAACAGTCCATTGAAGTTGGTGACGGGTCTATGCAAAAGCGGTTGGCCGCAGGTCTGTGCCCGAAATGTCATAACACTTTGACCGTCAATCAGGAGGCAAAGACTATCGACTGCCATGTGTGCGGCCTTCAGATTCTTGACAGTGAGATATTTTTTGATAAGATAAAGGAAGATAGCGAACAGTCGCAGGAGATTGATATGCATGAGACATATTTGATGCCAAGCGAAGAAGATTTCTGTGCTGCCCCTCAGAAAGTGGAGTGGTCAGAAGCGGTGAACACCATAGAGAATCTGATAGAGAACTGGCTGTCTGATCCAGAGCCTGTTAATGAAGACTTGGAGGCAAAGGTAAGGCAGTCATGGCAGAGAATTTTGGCGGGATGAGCCGCATCATTCGTCACCTTGAAGAAGAAGCTGTGGAACTTGAAGTTGCAGGTCTATATGATCAGGCGGACAATGTACGCAGGAAGTTAGAGACATATATAGATATGCGAAACAAAGCACATCTAATTCTTGAAGGGATGCACGATGACCAAGAAGGTAGATAATGTAGTTTATCTAAACAACAAGCTTAAGTTCACACAAGACCCCGTGCCCACTGTATGTGAGTTAGCAGGTCAGACGCTTAAGGATGTAGTAATTTTGGGCGAGGCAGAGGATGGCACGATAAAGATGATGACCACCCAGCCTGACCCGGCTGAGATACTATTTTATTTAGAGTCAGCAAAGTTTGCCATCATGGCAGGAGGAGGATTAGATGACGAAGATTAGTGAAGACAGCAGTGACTTTCTGGATATCTGTGACCTGTATTACGAGGGGAAGATAAATATCTGGGAAGCCGCAGGGCTGATAGAAAACATCATGCCCATTGGAGAGGAAGCAATCATTGATATGCTGGAAGGATTAGACAGGAACAACGTCGTTCCGTTTAAAGCATCTTAAGAGGGGCAAATGTTTAAGTACAAGACTAAGCCATACGCGCACCAAGAGACTGCGCTACAGAAATCCTATGACAAAAAGAACTTCGGTTACTTTATGGAGATGGGTTGTGGAAAATCAAAAGTTCTTATCGACAACATCACATGGCTATATGAGGAAGGCAAGATTGACACCGCGATTGTCGTTGCCCCGAAAGGTGTGTACCGAAACTGGCAGGTATCAGAGATACCTACTCATTTACCAGAGGACATTGAACACGAGGTATATGTTTGGAGTGCGAACCCAAACAAAAGTCAACGGGAAAAGCTGTCCGACGGGGTTGAGAAGCGTGAAAAGCTCCGCATTCTATTGGTCAACGTCGAGGGCTTCGGTGCGTCGAAGAAGGTCGCTCAATACGTGGATCACTTTACACGAGGTTCGTCTTTCCTACTTGCGGTTGATGAGAGCACAACTATTAAGAACCCCAAAGCCAAGCGGACTAAGGCTCTGGTTAGCCTTGGTCAGAGTGCAGCGTACAAACGTATTCTTACGGGGTCACCCGTTACTAAATCGCCTATGGATCTCTACGCACAATGTGGGTTCATGGACAAGAAGCTGTTAGGTTTTGATAGTTACTACTCCTACCAAGGACGGTACGCCATCACCCGTACCCAGCGCATGGGTTCGCATAGCTTCCAGCAGATTGTGGGCTATCGTAATCTTGACGAACTGTCGGACAGGCTGGCTGGGTTTTCTTATCGGGTAACCAAGGACGAAGCACTCGACCTGCCGGATAAAATATATACCACCCGTGAAGTGATGATGACGAAGGAACAGCTAGGCTACTATCAGTCTATCAAGACTGCCGCCATTGCTCTTCTTGACGATGGTCAGTTGGTGTCCGCCCCGGCAGTGATGACCCAATTACTGCGCCTACAGCAGGTGCTGTGTGGCCATCTGATGACGGACGATGGAGAGCTAGTCGAGTTCCCGACCAAGCGCATCGAGGCTCTTCTGGATACGGTAGATGAGATGTCTGGAAAGGTAATCATCTGGTCTCGCTTCCGCTATGACATAAAGAACATACAGGCACAGCTAGCCAAGGTTCATGGTTCGAGTTCCGTGGTCAGTTATTACGGGGACACCAGTGATGAGGACAGGCAAGCTGCCATCCAGGCATTTCAGTTTGGTGATGCAAGGTTCTTTGTTGCCAACCCACAGACAGCAGGGTACGGGCTAACACTGACGGCGGCAACGAACGTAATCTACTACGCCAATGACTTTAATCTTGAGACCCGTGTTCAGTCGGAGGATCGGGCACATCGGATTGGTCAGCATCATCCAGTGACGTATGTAGATCTGGTGACAAAGGGAACGGTGGATGTCCATATCGTGAAGTCTCTTCGGAACAAGATTGACCTGTCTGCGAAGACGTTGGGTGAAGAAGCCCGTCAATGGTTGGAACTTGACCCCCGTCGAAGTGACGATTAGATGCTTGCTGTTCTGCAAACTTTGTGGCTGGATTACTTGGGGAAATGGATAGTTGATATGGATACAAAGCACACCGCTCAGTTTCAAGGTCAACGTACAGAAGACGTACACCAAGTTTCCTTTGGTCTGGTTTTAACAAGCGTGAGACTATTGACCCGTTCTTTCTACGGCCAACAGTCTTCACATCAAACAAAAGAAATTCACCCTTGGGGGTGAGTGCAATGAGGTCGATAGGACCTTGCTCGATAAACGGAGAATAGACATAACAGTTTTTTGATATGAGCCACTGCGCGGCTATGAGTTCGGAACGCTTACCGTCTCTAACTTTATGGTCTGGTTTCATATCTTACTTGACCCCCCGTCTATTTTTAGATATGGTATATGAAGGATAACACATGAATATGGAAGTGGCAAATATGCAGAAGAATAACAAGAAGTGGCGGTCAGTCGCGGTGTCGGTAGAACTATACAAAGTACTGAAGGAACGTGCTGACAAGAACGACAGAAGTGTTAGCGGTGAGCTTGCACACATTATTAAGAACGCAGATTCAAAAGCTGCGTAAAGTTAGAAGTGGGCTTCCTGCGACTGCCCATCGCAGGTTTTCTTCCCGCCCTTGGGCAAGGCAACAGGTCTCTACAAACGGACAAGAGACATTTTTATGGAGGCGTCAATGGGATTAACATCCTTGACAAGTAAGCAACGCGAGATTTCAACTAAACTATCTTTTGAAGAACAGATAGATAACTTGAAGTCTTTAATAAAAAACTCACCACAGAACAGCAGGGTTTGTGAGTTCGGTCCTGAACTTGCTGAGTATATTCTTAGTAACCTGAACGTAAATAATAGACCGCGTAAGGTTAAGAAGATTATTCAGTATCGTCGAGACATGCAAAACCGTAACTGGTCTTTAACTGGTGAGACTATCAAGTTCGGCACGGACGGATTTCTAAAAGATGGGCAGAACAGATTGGCGGCTTGCATCCAAGCGCAAACACCATTCACTACTCATGCTATCTTTGGGATTGACCCAGCAACATTTCATCATATGGACACAGGTAAGAACCGGGGTGCTGACGATGTGTTGGCAATCATGGGCGTGAAGAACCATGCCAAGATTGCTATGGGTATAAAGTATATCACTGCCTATGAGGCGGGTAATCCGTCACTGAAAAACACTTTGTCAAATCAGGCGGTGAAGGATGCGTACTTGAACCGCATGAACACACAACTTCTGCAAGATTCTTTGGCATATGCTCGTCGCGTCAATAGAATGGCGGTGAATATTCCTGTCGGTCCTCTGATGGCTGTTCACTATCTCGCATCTAGCAGGGGTAAACGAGAAGTTGTTGAGAGGTTCTATGAAATCTTAATGACAGGCAATGGAACTGCAAAGTCTCCTGCCAGGTTCTTGCTGACAACTATAAATAAACTGGTTTCAGAAAGACAGGCAATCACCACTGAGCAGTATTCAATAATGTTGGGTCGTTCATGGTATAACTTTAAGAATGGAAAGTCTTCCACCAAAGCAGACATGCACGTCACAAAAGATGACAGGATGATGGAAATATAAACTTGACATGCCTCTGGGGAGTGGGCTAATACTCTCCTTCACACCCGAAGGGGTTAAACTTTAACGTAGATAGTACAGGAGAATGTACGATGAGCGATGTGTTTTCGCTATTTGATGAGGAAGTCGATGCCTCTAAGTTCGACAAAGTAGATGGTGAGAAGGGCAGTACACTGTCTAATCTTATCCGTCAGTCTATGGAGATTGATGAGAAGATTGCTGAAGCAGAGCAATACCTCAAGGATCTTAAATTCAAGAAACGCAAAGTAAACGAAGAAGACATCCCCAACCTGATGCAGGAAATGGGCATGGATTCTGTGACCGTTGATGGCAACAAGGTTGCCCTGCGGCAGTTTGTTCATGCGCGGATTGCTGACGACAAGAAAGACGAGGCGTTTACTTGGCTTCGTTCTATTGGTGAGGCAGACATCATCAAGAACGATGTGACTGTTTCGTTTAAGTCTGGTGAAGATAACATGGCAGGTGCGGTCATCGATGACCTTCGCAGTCAGGGTTTAGAACCAGCACAGAAAACCCATGTTCACCCGCAAACATTGAAGGCGTGGGTGAAGAACCGCATTGAAAGCGGACAGGAAATCGACTTTGATACCTTCGGGGTATTCGTCGGAACAGAAGCTACAATTAAGAGGAGCTAAAGATGGCTGAAGCAGTAGCAAAAAAAGAAAGCACAGCAGTTGCTAATATAATGGATGACCTGTACGAAGCAGCGGGTCAGGGCATGGAAACAATAACGCAAGAAGATATGCAGATTCCTTTCCTGCGTCTTCTTCAACCACTGTCACCACAGTTGATTAAGACTGACCCGAAGTTTATCAAAGGCGCATCCGCTGGCGATATCTTCAACACAGTGACAGGTGATTTCTGGGATGCAGAAGAAGGTGTGAACGTACTGATGTGTGCGTACACTACCAAGTTTCTTGAGTTTCAGTTGCGCGAAAGCGGTGGAGGTTTCATGGGTGAGATAAAAGCAAACGACCCAGACATCCGCAAGACTCAGCGCGTGGGTTCAAATGAGTTACTGCCAAACGGTAACGAGCTTGTTCGTTCTGCTCAGTTCCTTGTGCTTGCGTACAATGAAGACGGTATGACAAACCAGATGATCTGTGACATGAAGAAGACACAGATGAAGATTGCAAAGCAGTGGAACACCCGTCGCGCTGGCCTGAAGATTATGCACCCAAGCAAGGGTTTGTTTAATCCACCAATGTGGGCAGTGCCGTGGAAGCTGACCTCGATCCAGGAGTCCAACGACAAAGGTTCGTGGTTCAACTACCAAGTTCAGCAGCTAGAGATGGAGTCAGTACCGATGGCCGCGTTGCAAGAAGCAAAGCAACTGTACCTTAAATACCGCTCTGGAGAGATTAAAATGAGTACGGGCGAAGAGCCGCAACAGGAAACTGTTTCGACTGAAGACGCAGACGTACTGTTTTAACCAGTAGGGGGGCGGAGGTTTTTATCTCCTTTCTACTCCGCTCCCCACCCTCTTGCCCGGAGTGAGTTATGAACCAAGCTGAACGGTTCATGGCGGCGTTTGAAGGCTTCAGTGCCGCACATGGACAGACACAAATATCAGAGGAACGACGTGCCGGAAAGCAGAAGGCAAAGTCTTTCATCGTAAGGAAGCCATTAACATTGGAACTTATTGTCGCACACCTAGAAGGTAAGGGCGGTGTGGGTTCTATACCTATCAACGAAAATAACAAGTGCAAGTTCGGTGCGCTTGACATTGACCAGTACCCATTAGACCTAGTTGCTCTTGACAAGAAGCTAAGAGACAACGATATACCATGTGTGGTCTGCCGCTCTAAGTCTGGCGGCGCACATATCTTCTTTTTCTTTACAGAGTTTTTTAGTGCAGGTGTTTTCCGTGACAAAGCTACAGAGATTGCTGCCTATCTTGGATATGGTGGTTGTGAAATATTCCCAAAGCAAGAAGAGATTCTTGTCGAGCGTGGTGATGTTGGGAACTTTATTAACCTTCCGTACTTTGATGCGGAACAGACAATGCGTTACGCCATCAAAGAAGATGGTGATGAAGCAGACCTCACCGAATTTCTGGATTTAATTGAAGCCCGTAAGGTAACCCCAAAAGATTTCGAGAACCTGCAACTAGGCGAACCCGTTGACGAGTTCGACCAGTGGGCACCTTGCCTTGCACATATGTTTAGTCAGGGCATACCTGAAGGGACACGCAATACAGTTATGTTCGCGGCGGCTGTTGGTGCTAAGAAAGAACAGCCCGACACATGGAAGCAACGGCTTGAGGAAATCAACAACAAGTTTGGCACACCGCCACTACCTGCCTCAGAGATTGTAACCATACAGTCGCAGCATGAGAAAAAAGAATACGGTTTTCCATGCGAACAAGAGCCTCTCAAATCCTTCTGCAACAAGGCTCTCTGCAAGACTAAGTCTTGCGGTATAGGTAGTCACGTCCAGCATGTAGAGATAACAGGTCTATGTGTGGTTAAGTCAGAGCCACCTGTTTGGTTCTGTGATGTAGGTGGTCAGCGCGTAGAGCTAACAACCGATGACCTGCAAACACCGCAGCGGTTCCAGAAAGCTTGCATGGAACAGATACATATCATGCCGCCCATGATGAAGATTGCTGACTGGCAACAGGTAGTGTCTTTGCTAATGGAAGACATGAGCGAGATAGATGTGCCGGAAGAACTGACATATAAAGGCCAGTTCATGGACTTGTTAGAAGCATTCTGTGACGGCAGGGTACAGGCGCAGTCCGCAGAAGAACTGTCTTTGGGCAAGCCATACACGGACGAAGAGGAAGGTGTTACGTACTTCAAGCTGGAAGCTTTGCTGAAGTTTCTGCGTAACCAGAAGTTTGATAGCTATAGCCGTGGTCAGATACAGGAGCGACTAAAAGAACTGAACGGGAATAATATGGCGAACGGCAAAAAATATTTTGACACCACCAACGGACAGCAAAAACAATTACGGGTTTGGTGGGTCCCAGCTTTCAATACCGAGGTCCAAGTACCGAGTATCGAGGTTGAAAGTGAGGTGCCGTTCTAATGCAGACCACAATCTTCGGGCCTCCAGGTACGGGCAAAACAACAAAGTTAATCTCTATCGTAAAGCAAGAGCTTGAGAATGGTACAAGACCAGAGGACATAGCCTTTGTATCGTTCAGCCGCAAGGCAGCGGAAGAAGCACGAGACCGTGCCGCTTCTGCATTAAACATGGGTGCAGACCAGATGGTTTGGTTTAGAACACTGCACTCACTAGCATTTCAATGCTTGGGGTTAAGCACTAACCAAGTGTTGAAAGGGGCTGACTTCACGCAACTCGGTCGTTTGTTAGGGTTAGAGTTTAGCTCCAACTCTTCCCTGACAATGGCAGATGGGCAACTCTTTTCTCCGGGCAAGAGTGGGGATGCTTATCTGTCCATGATTCAAATGGCACGGGTTCGTGGGGTCAGCCTCGAACAACAATTCAACGACGCCAACAACAGGAGTTTATATTACCAGCAACTAAAAATAGTTGCAGAGGTGGTGGAGTCTTACAAGAAAGACACGGGCAAGCTTGACTTTGTTGACATGATCGAACGCTTCATAGCCGAGGGTCAAGGTCCGAGGTTGGAGGTTCTGATTGTCGATGAGGCACAGGACTTGGCTCCGATACAGTGGCGCATGGTGCATGAGGTTCTCAAGCCCAGAGCAAACCGCATCTATTTTGCAGGGGATGATGACCAGTGCATTTATTCTTGGATGGGTGTAGAGGTCAGGGATTTCTTGAACGCATCGGATAACAAGATGGTGTTGGACAAGTCATATCGTCTTCCTAGAAACGTCTATAACATTGCGGATTCTCTTATAAAACAAGTAGTTGTGAGGCAAGAAAAAGTCTGGTCACCTGTCGAAGAAGCTGGTCATGTAGTCTGGCATCGTGATATCATGGATGTGGACCTAACCAGAGGCGAGTGGCTAATCCTTGCTAGAACAAATTACATTGCCAACAAGATATCAACAGAACTTAAAGAACAGGGCTATCTGTTCTGGCGTGAAGGTTCTGGTTGGTCCATTTCCCCTAATGTACTAACTGGAATCGAGGTTTGGTTAAGGCTATGCAAAAATCAGAGACTTTCCGCGAAGGAGTTGAAGACGTTATCTACCTTATTGAAGTCGGATATCGTGACAAAATCTGGAAGGAAGAAGCTAGCCACCCTCGACAGCGAAACAACTTACACTCTCGACGACGTAAAAGAGAACTTTTCTACGAGCGTCTCCGCCGAGTCACCATGGCACAGTGTGCTGAAAGTTTCGGAGAGGGAGAGAATATACATTACATCTGTCCGCAGGATGGGGGAGAAGATACTGACGGACAAGCCGAGGATCAAGATATCGACGATCCACAAGGCCAAAGGTGGCGAAGCGGATAATGTCGCGCTTCTTTTAGATTCTTCCAGAGCATGTGCTGAAAGCCCTGATCAGGACGGCGAAGTTCGCACGTTCTACGTGGGGTTAACTCGTGCCAAAAAAGCATTACACCTAATCGAATCACACTCACAATATGGATTTAAGCTATGAAAGATAGAAAGTATTTTTTAGATACCGCCGAAGGATTAATCAACGGACCGAGGGCCAAGGAGTACGGTCCGGCAAAGCTGAACCATCACCGTATAGCAGAGATTTGGAACATTCTACTGGCAAAGAAGCTGACGTGTGACATTACGCCAGAAGATGTGGTGGCATGTATGGTTGGTCTTAAGCTGGCACGGCTAGCTGAAGACATTAGCAAGGATGATTCGTGGATAGACATCATAGGTTACGCAGCCTTGGGGGGAGAAATAGTAAATGATGAAAGCTGATGGCTTTGATGACGCGATTATGGGCGTCACGGTAGCACAGTGGTCTGACAACCAGAACGTGCTTGTGTATTCTGTGGACAGATGTTTGCAGTTGTTAATCGATCAAGGCATGGATCCAGATGAAGCATGGGAATACTTTGACTATAACGTGCTTGGGGCTTATGTGGGAAAGTTTACACCGTTGTTTGTGTATGAAGAATGGGAGCAATTTATAGATGAGTGAGGGCTATCAAATGGACATACTCGATTTAGACATGCAGGACGCTGCCATTCAGGGTACAGAGAAGCAATGGACACCACCTTCTTCCTTTCCCGATCTGACAGGGTGCGACAGGATTGCAATTGACCTTGAGACAAGAGACCCAAACATAAAAAGTTTAGGGCCAGGCTGGTGCAGAGATGATGGCTACATCATTGGCGTGGCCGTGTCTGCCGGGGATTTTGTAGGATACTTTCCTATCCGTCACGAGTCAGGTGAGAACTTCTCAGAGAAGAAGGTATTCGCTTGGCTGAAGAAGCAGATGGAAACACCTAACATTGAAAAGGTCATGCACAATGCAATGTATGATTTAGGGTGGCTACGCTGGGCAGGCATAGAAGTGCAAGGCAAGATTATCGACACCATGATTGCCGCCCCTCTGCTCAATGAGAACAGGCTGTACTACAATCTCGACTCGCTGGCACGGGAATATCTTGGCGAACGCAAGGACGAGAAGGTACTGAAAGCAGCGGCCAATGCCTTTGGTGTTGACCCCAAGGGCGGTATGTGGCGTCTACCTTCACACTTTGTTGGGCCATATGCGGAACAGGATGCGGCTGTCACTCTGCGCCTTTGGGACAGGCTACGTGCCGACATCATTCAGGACGAATGCACAGGTATCTTCGAGCTAGAGACAAGCCTGTTGCCAGTGCTCTTGGATATGAAATCCCGTGGTGTACGAGTTGACATCGACAAAGCAGAGCAAGTGCAGAAGGAACTGAAAAGCAGAGAGAATAGTTTACTTGCCGAAATAAAGGATCTCACCCAAGTCAATGTTGAGCCGTGGGTCGCCACATCTATAGCAAAGGCGTTCGATGCCGTCGGTCTCTCGTACCAAAGGACAGAGAACACGGATGCTCCTTCCTTTACAAAACAGTTTCTTGCGAACCATGAGCACCCACTGGCGCAGAAGATTGTACGCTTGCGTGAATTTAACAAAGCCAATACGACATTTATTGAGACAATTCTTGAGCACTCGCATAATGGTAGAATACATTGTGACTTTAACCCTCTTAGGTCAGATGATGGCGGCACGGTAACAGGCAGGTTCTCTTCAAGCAACCCCAACCTCCAGCAAATTCCCGCCCGTGATCCAGAGATTAAAGCAATGATACGCGGCTTGTTTATTCCTGAAGAGGGGTGCAAGTGGGGTTCGTTTGATTATGCCTCACAAGAACCACGCTGGCTTGCCCACTATTGTTCTACACTAAAAGGTGCAAACCGTCACCCACAGATTGATGATGTGGTTGCGATGTACCACGCTGGCAACGCTGACTTCCATCAGATGGTGGCGGACATAGCTGGGATTAGCCGGAAGCAAGCTAAGACAGTTAACCTTGGCATTATGTATGGCATGGGTCGGGGTAAGCTGGCTGGTGTGATGGATATCACAGAGGATGAAGCCAAAGAATTGTTGAGTCAGTACCACGACAAAGTTCCTTTCGTAAAAGGTATCGCTGACATGACCACCCGACGTGCAGAAGATGTGGGTCACATTCGCACATGGCTGGGTCGTAAGTGTCGCTTTGATATGTGGCAGCCCAAGTCATACGGGTTCCATAAGCCCATGCCTCTGGAGGCAGCGGCCAAGGAATATGGTGGGAGAGCCGCAATCAAACGTGCCTTTACATACAAGGCACTAAACAGATTGATCCAAGGTTCAAGTGCCGACCAGACTAAGAAAGCGATGGTGGATTGTTACTCAGAGGGACTGCTGCCGATGCTGACAGTCCATGACGAACTGTGCTTCAACATAGAATCACAGCAACAAGCCGACCGCATCACTGAAATCATGACAACCTGTGTGCCAAACCTTAACATTCCGTTCGAGGTGGACGCCGCAATCGTCGATAACTGGGGTGAGGTGGAATAAACTTTGATTCTCAGCGACCTGAAGGTACTATGACACGGCCATCTTTACTCAGGTCGACGAGAATGCAAATTAAAATGTAAGTAAATCAGTTACTTACAGAAAGGAGAAAACCATGTTTACTGCCATATTACTTGCCTGTTTTGTGTACAGCACGGACAAGTGCGTACAAATCATCGACACACGTGGCCCTTATGCCTCTGAAACCCGGTGCGTTGCGCGTTTGAAGGAGATGAAGGAGGATAGTTTGGTGATGATAAAGAAGAACAACCTTGACCTAAAGATTGTCGGTGGCAAATGTAAGCATGATGGAAGCATATAGAAAAAGGAAGGGACTTGCCCTTCCTTGTATAAGACCCCTTACCTTTGCGGGGCTTGACTATTTTGAGCCTGAATCGTCGTAGCTTCAGGCTTTTTGCGACTGGGTTTTTGGTTCGCATGACGTTTCTCCCTGACAGCAGTCATAGATTACTTGGTCACAAGTAACACATTGTTCGTGCCCATGCACGAAAACTGTTTTAAGCGGTTCGCTACAGCGCGGACAGCGACGGCAGTGTTCTTTAATTTCCTTCGTCATCAGCCAATGCCCTCATCCTTGCTACCAAACGACGTGCCCGGTTCGGCACCTGTGTGTACCACCTCGAATCGACCATAGCATCGGCGGCTGAACCCCATGACCTTTCGTCTACGGCAGCCTTCATGTCCTTGAATTTAGAAAGGCGTGGGTAGCCAAGGTTAAACATCATGTTTGCAATTATAAGCTGGCACTCTTCTGGCAGGTCGTTCCAATCTTCATAAAGTCTATGGCAATCATCCAGCGTCACGGCGATGTCAAGCTTAAACACATTGTCAACTCTTTCCTGCTCGATGACAGTGCCGACAGGCATACCGTATTCCTTGTCGTCCTTACGAATCAGGTGACCGATTCCGAAGGTGGGCAAATTTAGGTGGTCCAAATATATCTCGTACTTGCAGCCCTCGTCAGAAGCAAGCTCCTGCCGTAGCTGATCTATCGTTGTAGATTTCATTGCGTCCTCTGAAATATCTGTAGGTTCTTAAGTGCATCCAAGCCACTACCCAAGAGAGGCAACACACCTGCGGCATCTTGTGGCTGGGAAGAAGGTGCGGGAGCCGACTGTGGGGCAGGTGCGGCTCCCGCTTGCGCTGGCACCGTGGAGGAGGGCAGTGCCGCAGCAGACTGTTCTGTGGGTTGAGGGGCAAAGGTCCGAGTTTCAAGGTCCTCGGACACTGGCTCTGGCTCTGGTTGTGCACCAAGCTTTATTTTTTTAAACTCTCTTCTGAGTTCATTAATTTCGGACATCGGAAGTTTGTTCCCGTTAGCACGAACACGTTTTTTAACCGTCGATGCTGGTGCTAATGGAACGAACCTCCCTCTCATCAGAGACCCGACATCTCCCACACCATTCTTTTTTAACGCACGTCTAATCTCTATGTCTTTCATTCCTGACTTACGCATGTTTTCAATCGTTCTGTACATTTCTTCCATCACTCTAAGCCGCGCTTTATTTGCGTCAATATAAGCGTCTATTGCGTTCTCAGGGTCTAACGTGCTTTTTGTGGTTACGGAACTGTTGAAAATTTGAGCCGCGCTTTGAATGGATCTACCGTACTCCCATCCACGATACATTAAAACATTCTCCGGCTTCACTTCTGTTTCAGTCACACCAGTCAATGCTCTAAATATTTCTTGTGCTATTTTTCTTTGATTCCCTGAAGAAGGGTCGGTTGTGTTTTCTGCAAAAGCTCTGGACAGTCTTCCTAATTCAATGCCGGGCTGCTGAGTTTCTTTCCTTTGCGCTTTTACATCCGCGAATAATTTCACCCCGCCAGGAACAAAAGCCCCTGTGATATGTGTCATGCTCTTGTAGATTTTATCTCCGGGAGTTTCTACGTCGCTGTCGTTACGATAAACTTTAGCCCCTGTCTTAGTGACGCCGTTACGGACAGTGACATCGAGCAATCTTTCAGTAAGGATAGACTCGCCAGCAAACGGCTCAAACATTTCTTGAACCGCCCCCAACACCGCATCCGTTGCAATCTTGTTGGTGTCAGAACCCATGTCCTGCCCTTTGCTTACAGCATTAAGTATGGCTCTAGCAGGTTTTGATAAGTACGAATATGGGTTAGTGTAACTGTAGTTAACATAGCCTGTTATTGTGTTCTTGCCATCAGGTCCTGCCTTTGTGCTGGTTGGTAGCAAGATGGAGTTTTTCTCCCATGGTGCACCGTTTTCACGAATAGCATCTATCTGTTCCTGTGTGGTACCTGTCAAGTCAAGTGCCATTTTTTGCATGGCTGTTGGCACAACCATTGTTGTGGTAGTGAAACCCATAAGCCTGCGCATTCCAATCTCACGAATTTTTGGATTCGTGCTAGCAAGCTCATCAAGAGCTTGCTTTATTGTATTAGCACTGGTTCGTAAAATTTCTGCGGGAAACGCAATAAAGTTCCCGACAGGAAGTTTACGAAGACCTTTAATAAACTCTGGCACACGTTCGTAGTTAGGAACAAGGTTCTTAACAAGGTTAGCAGCGTATTGATCTACGGCCTGTGCAGCAGCTTTGTTTGCAGAGACGCCATTATCAGCAGCTTGGCGCATGAGAGTAACAAACTCATCATCCCCAAGAACCGCTCTAGCAGCTTGATTTACGTTTCCATTGAACGCCGACAGTACTTTGTTTTTTTCAAACTCAAAGTTATATACCTTCCAAACATCATCCCCACCTTGATATAGGTCTCTCATTCTTTTGTTGACGCTTGAAACAAACATGCCTGCTTTGCCTCGCAGATATTTGTCACTGAGCCTGCCAGAACTAGGTACCCCAAGGGTGTCTTCTGTGGCTCCTCTTGTAGTGCCGTAGCCCATAGATATTAGATTATCTATCTCTCTAAGCTGAGACTGCGTACCGACTACGCCCATTCTTTGAAGGTTTCTAAAGTAGTTTTCTTTGTCAGGGCGTTTGACAATATCTTTCCAAACAATGCCGATAGAGTCAAATAAGTTCGCACCTGTTCCTACGTTACCTTGAGCTAAAGCAAAAAGACTAGACGAGGTAAAGTTTCTAATTTGAGTGATGGGTGAAAGAACGGTAGCACCGTATTGTGTTGTACCCTTACCTCTTAAAAACATAGAATAAGAAGCTCTCATGACCTGACTAAAGTCTCTAGTGTTTGCTTTAGTCTGCATGGTCAAGTCTTTGTACACATTTTTCTTTGCGTACACAGCATCCTTCAAAGAACCAAACCCCTCTCCAAGTTGTTCGTATTCGTCTTGTACAGCACGAGGAAGTCTTGTATAGGCGTCCTGAGATACAAACATACCAGAAGCGTCATCTACTAAGTTTTGGTTGATAAATTTGTAAAACCTATCGGTGGCTACAAATTCAGCCATGTCTGCAATCGTTGTGGTCATCGCTTCTATTGGGTCTTTCACTTCACCCATCAACCTACGAAGCATTTCATTGTTGGCTTGCCTGCTTCTAAATAAACCTGTGCGCAATCTATTTGCTGCAACCGTCTTAGACTCTGCCGACCCTGAAGTCTTAAGTCTTCTCCCGCTATATTGACTAACAAAGTCATCTACAAGACGAGTTGCTGCGTCACGAGTTAATACTTCTCTACCACCTTCAACAAGTACATCTTCCCCGTCTCGAAGACGAGAGGTACCACCAGACATTTCTGTGTCTATGTTTCTTGCCGCGTTCGGATTGTTGATAAAATATTCGATAGCTTCTTCTCGGTTCTGATTAAATGCCTCAGAACCGATATAGTTTTTATCTTCAAAAATTTTATATCTGCGTCGCAGATATGACCCTATGTTTTCTTGTATAGCAAGAACGGCGTCAGCTTCTTGTCCTGTAAGGTCGGGGCGGGACAAATAGTCAGAACCTTCTATTTGTTTAGACAAGCGGTCTATCTGCACCCTTGCCTTACGAGCGGCAGCTTGCATTTCTGGTGGAAGTAACTTTAATGGAGGCACCCCGGCAGCTTCCGCACGAGCAATGAAGTCAGGGTCTTTCGTTAGGTAGTTGTAAAACTCATTAAGTATTTCCTGCCTAGTTACAGGAGAAGCGTTTTCAAGCCCATCTTCGGCTTGCTTCAAGGCATCATCAATGCCTTCTTCTAGTTGCAGTATTGTTCTGGAAACCTGCCCAAGTTCTGCGTCAACTTCCCCTCGTATCCTGCTTCTAGCTTCAGCAGCCTCTTGTGAAAGATTTCCACGAAAACGAAAAGAAGCCAAAATGCCATCGAGCAAAGGATGTTCTTCTGCTAATTTTTGAACATTGCTACTAAGAAATGTGCCTGCTTTCAAAGCAGCCTTGGCAACAGGTGCGGTTACAGGTGCGGTTACCTTTACCGCTCCCTTACCTGCGTACCCAAGTGATTTTAGTATTGGGTCAACCGCAGCGGTTGCTCCAGCACCTTCAAGGGCAAACTTCATTCTGTTACCAATTTTTGCAACAGCGGCTTCTTTGCCCTGAAGCCCAACCGTATCTGTTGTTTGAGTTATGCCGCCGCCAAAAAAGTCACCTAATGTAGTAGACCCATCT